GCGGTTACGGTGACCGTCGAGAAGGATGCCGACTCTGTAACGGTAAACGTTCCGCTATCGGTCGAGGAGAATTGTGTCGTTGTCGTAACTGACTCTGTGGCGGAGAACGTTCCTGAATCAGTTGAGGATATTGTGACTGCGACGACAGAGGATTCTGTGCCAGCGGACAATGTTCCTGAATCTGTTGCTGGAATTGAAATAGGGCCGAAGGCACCTGATTCTGTCCCGGCCGAAATCGTGCCAGAGTCCGTAGAGGATAGGGTTACGAATGTCGTTACGGATTCTGTTGCCGAGAAGGTACCCGAATCTGCTGAGGAGAAATTGACTTGAATAGCAGATGATTCTGTTCCGGCTGAGAATGTTCCGGAATCTGTTGTAGAAACTGGAGATGAACCGGACGCGAGGGTCCATACGTCGAGATTTGCCTGATAAATTCTGATGGCCTTACCAGTAACACCATCGAATCGAATGTCTACGGCTGATAGTCCCCCGGCGGCGATTATTGCATCAAGCGTAGTCTTCGGGACAGACAAATTCCTAGTCGTAACTCCTGAACTAGGATAATTGACTGCAATTGAGCCTCCCACGGTGGCGTCGTTCGACTTGGCAACAAAGTAGGCGAAAGTGTCTGCTGTAACGGTACCAAACAAAACAAGATTAAGCGTTGCAGCAAATAGGTTGGTGCCTGCTGGACTACCAAAACTTAATATTTCTATTCGCTGGGGGAACCCGGCAGTTGTTCCATCGGCTTGCATATAGTCTATTCCATCGAAGGCTACCTCATCAACAGCCTCCCAGGTTGTTGCTGCGCCGGTCGCAACCCATCTGGAGTTGCTTCCCATTCCTCTGGATGATATTGGATACAGAGTTTCCTGCGTACCTATTACAATATCTGAAGATTCAACCGAAGCATTAAATGTTCCACTATCGCTTGTATTAATCTGAACAAATATAGCGGCCGATTCTGTTCCGGCAGAGAAGGTGCCGGAATCTGTTGTAGATGGTGTAATAGGAACAATATCCACAACCACCTGGATAGTGTCTACCTGAGCGCTATTACGAGCAGAGGGGCTTCCTCCCGCTCCTACCTCGACAAGTTGCACACCAATATTTGCGCCGTCGCTTATTGCCGTTGTGGCAAAGGTCTCTGTTAGGGTTTGCCCAGTGGTGGAAGTAACGTTTCTTACGGTTCCTGTTGCGACTACGGAAGACGTTGAGGTGTCATAAAGATTAATCTGTATTGTCGGAGTTCCCGAGTTAGAGCCCTTTTTGGCCAAAACATTTATGACGATATTACCCGCTGCGTCAAGCGCTACTGCGGGGTCTTCAACGGACCACTGTCCTGTATAACTACTGCTGGAATTTAGCGTTCCGGCGAATGTTCCGGTGCCGCTACCAACTGCGTTTGTCGGACTAGCCCAACCATTTGTTCCTACCGATGCATCGGCGTATAGTGTCTGTGCCATATTTATGCCAAATAAAAACCGCCATGACATACCAGGAACTATTCCTAGTCGTCATGGCGGTTTCTTTCTGCTGAAAGACCTTCCCGAATAACTTAGATTACGATACGTTTAGGGTAAGCGTAACGGTGAACTGCCAAGTTTGCGAAGATGGCTTGGTACCGAGAGACTCTACCTTACGGTTTAACATTGTTCCGGAGGAAGAAGCATTGAAAACTGCCCATTCCTGCCAAGCAAAGTTGGCGTCGGATGTTCCAAAGGTAGATCGGAATGTCAGAGTGTTTGTAGACACCTGAGGATAGGTAGCGTCCTGTGCCTTACGCAACTTGTTAGTTGCAGCCTGAAGGTCAGTCTGCGATGCTGCGAAAGCCGTGGTGCTGTCACCCACTCCAATATAAGAGTTGGCGTTGTTGAAGAACGTACCTGTAGCAGTTGTCAACGCTGCGACAAAATCTCGATATGCATTTGTTAACGGCATTATTAACCCCCAATCTCGCGCTCGGCGACAAATTCTCCGTTCTCGTAAATTTCGTGCTTTACAATTTCTCCATTATGAAGATAAACTCGCTCGACTAGATTTTCTGGAAGCGGGTCGCCCTCAAACTTTTCTAGAACTGCGTTTTCGTCAACGACGACTTCGCTAGTATCTCCCAACTCAGCCATAAAACTCTTCGGCCTCTGCTGGGTCTGCCCGGCGGAATCCATCAACGTTCTTTAGTACGTACAGGGCGTCTGATTCAGCCATAATGGCGAATGGAGCGGCCTGAGTAAAGGTGTGTCCCCTAACCTGATAAGAAGAGTTTTCGCGTGTGCATCGAACCAAAATCTTTGGCTCTGCGGCCTTCTTCTTTGCCTCTGCCTTCTTTTCGGCGGCTTCAAGTACTGCAAATCGTGGGGCCATATCTGGGATAGTCGTCTTTGCAAGGTCCAGGGTAATCCCGTCTTCGTCTAGGGCAACTAGGATTTCGGCTGGCTTTGACCCAGCGTCTACCTCGACACCAAACTCATCTGCAATTCTGAGAAGTTCTTCCTTCTCTAATAGTTCAAAAGTCATTTATTACTTTTCCTCCTAAAGGTCAACCCTAGTATACACTATAGGACATTCATAAGCAAAACAGAAAACCCCCGGATTTCTCCGGGGGCTACTCTGTTATCGAATCGGATTACGATGCGACCTTAACGTTCTTGACGACCACGAAGGCGTCAGCGTTTTCGACCTGCGTACCAACTCGGGTAAACATCGTGTACTCGATGGTGTCCTTCTTTGGCTTGAACTCACTGTATACAGCGATTTCTCGCTTTACACCCCAAATCAAGTTCTGAGGGAACGTCAACCATAGATCACCGTGGTCACCTGTGGCTGCCGAATAGTCACCGTCCTGAGTCTCATCGAATAGCGGTACTTCCTGAATTGTAACACCAAAGGCGTTGCCTGTAGTGAATCCAGCCGGTCCTTCGGTACGAACGGGACCGTTACGGATTGTCTCCGTAGCGATATCGTAAGTAGCCTGAGCGGCATCAGAAAGCGTGAACAGGTAGTCCTGGATTAGGTTCGAACCTACCAAGAACTTCAGTCCGTTTCGCTTCTGCATGTACTTACGAGGCATAGCCTTAAGGGCCTTGTTAAAGGCCGTTCGGTTAAGCCCGGCACCTGCATGATCGACAACGTGTCCTGTAGCCTTGGCACGCTTGTTCCAACCGTCGAATGCCTTCAATAGAGGGTCACCCGTTAGGGTTGTGTCTCCATTGATTGCCAAATCCTCCAAGTCGTTACCAGCCTGTGTAGCCATCAAACGAGCGATGTGGTCTTCAAGTGCGTCTCCCTCAAGGTTGTCCTCAAGAGACTCGCTGGAAAGTTCCCAGTCTAGACGCAACTTCTTCGTTGTAAGCGAAATCTTGGTGAAGGTTGCTCCTGCGTTAACACCATCATCGACGGCCTCAGTTGCAACACGAACCAAGCGCTGTCCAACACCAACCTTGTCGATATCTACCGTGTCAGACTTCATACGGACTGTGTGTACCTGGGAACCAAGTACAGTAGCATCCCACATGTAGTCGATGAATCGGTTCGACTGCTCAGCGTTAAGAAGTCCACCGCCGCCACTTCCAACTTCAGTGGTACGAATAACCTTCTCTAGCATTTCGTTGCTCATTATCTCTTTGTCACCTCCAATGTTACAATTATTTTTGTTTATAGGTCGGATGTGCTGAGGAAGCGCCCGCCCCAACTTGGAGTACTAGACTTCTCTAGACTCTCTTCCGATGACCCGCCAAGGTCATTGGACTTCCTAACTGCCGTCTCGTCCTCAACTGCGGCAAGTGCCTTTTCAACTGCTTCGGTCTTTGCGGAGATATCCGCAACCGTCTTGGTCAATTCAGCGTGCTTTGTAAGCAACTCCTGAACCTTTCCGTCAAATGTCTCTACTGCGCTGTTGATTGCAGCAGTAGTTTCTTCTCGGTTCTTAGAAAGTCCGGTCTCGATTGCAGCCTGTAGGTCACCAAACATCTTTGCGAAATTTGGCTCTTCTGCCTCAACTTCTTCAACCTCGGCGGCTACCTCAGGAGCAGCCTCTTCCGTAGTCTCAGCGGCGACTTCTTCTGCCACAGCCTCGGCCTCTACGACTTCGCCTTCGGCGGCAACCGCCTCGACTTCTTCGGCCTTCTCTAGAACCTCAGAGTTTTCTGCCATGTTACCTCCCTCCAAAGCGTTCGTAATTGCCTTTATCATTTCTTCTGTGGCGGTATCGTTTGATAGTGTAAACGATGAGCCATTTTCCAGTGTGACGGTTACAGACGTATTTTCAACCGTCAACTGAGTCTCTTCTGCGGAACGCACCTTTTCTAGTGCGGCCAACATCTTTTCTGCCTTCTCAGGCTCGTCTTCTTCAACCCAGCCGATATTTTCCATGCTGTCGGTGCAATTAGGACACGTTACGCTTTCTTCGGCGGAGGTTATGCAAACCTCGTCCTGTCGGCACCAGAAGATATTTTCAACCTTGGCCTCGGCCACCATTCCCTTAAGAACAGTCTGTCCATCAA